CTGACCTTCATGGACGCTTCCTGACGCTCAGGCTTGTCCAGGCGCCCGATCAACTCCTTGATGATCGTGATCTCGGGCTTCTCTTCCTTCTTGGTCTCGTTGACGATGCCGTTGACCATCTGGATCAGAGCCATCGTGGCGGTTGCCACCAGACCGATGACAGCAGGAAGCGCTTCGGTGTTCAGGAAAGCCGACGACACAACACCCACCAGCACCAGCAGGAAGATCCAGACGATGGCCGTCTTGCCGATGGCCTTGGCAGCGACTTCCTTGGCGGTGGCCTGAGCCTCCAGCCGCTTGAGTTCAACTGCGGCCTGGGCCTTCAGGGTGTTCAGGTCAATCGGTTCCATGATGACTCCTTGCCTTATGCTTCACTCATTGACGGAGTACCGGCCACAGGGCCAAAAGTCCCCGCAACGGCCTGCTCATACAAGGCACGTCCGTGTGGCTCAACATCATTAGGTGATGCTGTAAACCAGATCCAACCTGCCACCGGATGGTTGATCTCGATGTCGATACTGCCGACAGCGTTGTATTTCGGGTTGCGGACTTCAAGTTGCATAGCTCACCTCAAGCATAGCGAAGCCAAAGGGTTATAGTAAAACTATAACTGCCGTTAGTCGGCCCCATAGCACGCCAATTCCCAGATGGAGCCGAGCCAAGCACAGGGCCTGTATTTCCAGACCCATCGGTATAGGTGCCTGCAAAACGCAAGTTGCTGCCCGCAGTCTGATCGCCGACAGCAAACGTGGCATTGGGTACAGGAATCATAAGCGCATATGTTCCTACCGCACCGGCGCTCGCTGCGGCTATGGTCCCCAAAATATCTACCGTTGCCCAAGACGTATTTGTTCCGTCCGTTTGTAGGAACTTGTTGTTGTTTGACGTTTGGCTCGGCAGAAGGGCATTCAACGCCGCGTTAGACGTTGTTTGGCCCGTACCCCCGTTTGCGACCGGTAGCGTACCTGTGATGTCTGTCGTCAGATCAGCTTTCCCCCAGGCCGGGGCCACTCCCACGCCACCCGAGCGCAGTACGTTTCCCGTAGCAACGTCAGCTAGCTTGGCAAGCGTCGTGGTTGTATTGGCGTACAGCAGATCTCCAACCGCGAAGCTGGACTGCCCCGTACCGCCCGAAACTGCGCTGAGCGTAGGTGTCCACGAAGGAATGCCCGCAGCGACCGTCAGGACAGCGTTGGTTGCGCCCACCGTCAGCTTGCTGATCGCCGTGGTGCTGGAGGCATACAGCAAATCACCAACCGCGTAGCTGGACTGCCCAGTGCCACCAGAAGTTGCAGCGAGTGCAAAAGACAAATTCAGCGACTGCAGTCGGTCTATTGCAATTTCTACGTTAGTACTAACGGCATCTACGCGAACAACCGTTCGCTCTCCAGCGAGTAAAATAACCGCCGCACCCGTAGCGGTTTTAATCTGAATCGGCCCCGCGCCTTCATTGATGACAAAATAAATCTTATTAAGCGTCGGAACAATTACATTTCTTGCGGAGACCGGGCCGTTAATAACGCGCAGACACATATACCGCGCCTGATCCGAAGCCCCGCTGGCTGTAGTCAGCGTCACATTGCCTGCAGACACATCGACGTCTACGATCCCGGCAATCGAGTTGTCGATCAACTCAAACGTGCCGTTGTTGACAAGTGTTCCCCATCCCGCCGTAGTGAGTCCGGGCTTGGTCAAGCGAAGAAGCGGGGTGTAGGTGTCTGCCATGATGTTCTCAAATAGGTGTCCAGGGACTCGGTGCTGGCGTTGTGATTTCAGGCCACGTAGGCTTCACATACGCGGTGACTATCTTTGAGGAATCTTCTTGGAGGAGAAACGCCCCATCCTCTTGAAGCAGATAGTACGTGTAAAAAACATCTGTGTTCACCCCCGGCCACGCGGCGGGGGCAGATGTGTTTACAGGGGTCCACGACATGCTAAGCGAAGCGCAGCAGCGCCGTCGTTGCAGAAGCTGCGGGCATCTGAATCGTGAACGTGCCCGAAGCCGTCTTGTCAGCACCAAAGTCCAGCACAGCGATAGCGCGGTTGGCCTCGGACGCGTTGTAGATCAAACCGCCCCGGCAGGTGAAAGACGCGCCGGTAAATACCGGCGTGTTGAACGTCACGTAGGCAGTGGTGCCGGAGAGCAAGACCTGCACTCCAGTAAGTGGGATCCCACCCGGGAGGTAGCCCGTACCAACAACTTCACCTGTTTGTGTGTAAACCGTCGTAGCCTGACTGAGGTCTGCTGACGCGGTGTAGAGCGCCAACTTCAGTGTGTCGGTGTCCAGATCATGGATACCTAGCCAAGACTCCTGCTTGAACGAGGAGCACATTCCCTGGAGGATTGCCATTTACTTCACCGGATTCCTGACCTGACCACTACGGTAGGCGTCTTGGCGGTCCTTGCCGTCGCCCAGGTTCTTCAGCAGCAGGATCGAATCGTTGAACTGGCTGGTGTACAACTGAACAATGTCCTGCTCAGCCTTCATGAACCGAGCAGCTTCTACCATGACAGCATTGAACAGAACGCTATCAAAGTTGTTGCCGAGCCATGTAGTGCCTGCCGTGACGATGCTTTGCGGGTAGCCAAAATAGTGCAGTTCCAGCGTAAGGGCTGCACTAGGCGTTGGGCCGAACATGAACGTCAAGTTCTTAGGGTCTGCACTATCTGTACCAAACAACGCGTAGTACTTAGGCGTTCCCGTCGAAGCAGGATTGGGGTACGCTTCTCGGATGAAGTTGACGTCCTTGTTGAGCAAGTACTCATACGCCCCGAGAGTCGTGATCACTGCCAAGCTGAAAGCCGAAAGAAAATCAGATGGTGCCGGCAAGTATGGCGTGCCGGAGACCAACGGCGTAGTGACATTCTTCCGCAGGTTGGGAAGCTGCACCGTGTTGTAGATTTTCTGCTCCGCCAGCTTGGTGAGCGTGGCGAAGTCCGTCGCGGAGAACGTGTTCTCGGTGCTATCCTCGACGGCGGTTTTCAGCTCGGTGTAGTTCACGCCATCGGTCCCCGAGCCATGAAGCCCTTGGTTTGCGCCTTGCCACCACGAACCTTGACGCCCGAGGTCTTGGCCGGAGGCGTCGCAGCGGAGGCGATGTTGCCCACCACCATGCGCGGCATGGGCGCGTCAGCGTTCACGACCGGAGTCGGAACAGGCTTGGCCTTCATCATGTCACTTCCCCTTGCGCCCAACCGGGCCTTGGTTCGCCACGCGGGCCATGTTGCGGCCCATCTGCTGTGCAGCCTGGGTGGTCACACCACCCTTGGCGAGCTTGGCGCCGGGGCCATGCGCCGCACTGGCGGGCTTCTTGGCATGCGCCCGGAGGGCTTTCATCGCGTCTTTCATGTCGAACTCCTTCGGGCCGCGCCCGTCTGAATGATACCGTTGATGAACGTGTTAGGGAATGGGCTGCCAGTAAGCAATTTTGACCGCGCCGTTCGCGCCGCTTCCGCCTGTAACCACTACACCGCCCGCACCGACAACTACGGTGTACGTCGCTCCCAAAGTTGTGGTTACAAATGCCCAACGAAGAGCGCCACCACCACCGGCACCAGAGTTAAATCTTACGCTCCCGCCGCCTCCGCCGCCATAAAGACCGCCTGTGGCGCCATATGCAGGGAACCCGTTGACGGCTGTACCGTTTGCCCCGCCAGAACCGCCGCCGCCACTGGGGCTGTAAGCAGTAATATCGGTTGGTGACCTGAAGCCTCCTGCACCGTTTGCACCGAGTCCGGACAAGCCGACTCCGCCACCGCCAGCAGCACCCATCTCAAAGTCAAACCATCCGTACCCACCGCCGCCCGCACCGCCGGTGCCTGCTTGCCCCGGAATACGTGTTACGAAATCTATTCCGCCGGCACCCCCGGCACCTGCGTATCCACCTGCACCGCCGCCACCTCCGCCCGCGAACGGAGTGCCTGTGCCACCCGCGCCGCCATCACCACCAAAAACAGTTGCGCTTAGCGCAGTGCCTGCACCGCCCGCGCCGCCATCGCCAAACCCCGTAAACGGGTCTTGGAGTTTTCCGCCCTTCCCACCGCCCGCCGTCAAGGCGACCCCGAATGCAGAATCGCCCCCGTCTACTCCATCGGTGCCTACGCCCAATACAGAATGCCCACTGGAGCCACCGCCACCTACGCACAACACGTAAATCTGGGTGGTACTCGTAGGCGCAGTCCAAGAGTACGTTCCCGGCGTCGTGTACAGAACTTCGACAAGCGTGAACTGAGGGGTTCCAGTATTGCCGATAGTCACCTGACCAACTTCACCCACGCCGACCAAGGTGTTTGGCGTGAGTACAGCATCAAAGTCCCTGGCGCCACCGATAGGGTTCCAACCCCACTGGATGACCAGCATGCCCTCGCCAGGGTAGCCTTGCTGCAACACCCCCGCCGCTGGCTGATATGCAAAAGTCACCGCTGAGCCGCCACCGTTACCCGCCGGTACTGGCGTGGCATACGTTATTGCGTACAAGTTTGCGTTGACTACCGTTAATTGGTATTGGCCGACAATTACAACGCCGCTAAATACGGTTGCGCCAGAAAACGTTACATACGTCCCTGTAAGAGCGCCGTGATTAGGGGCATTTACAAGAACAGTTGTTGTGCCGTCAGCAGTAAAAGGGTTTGCGGGCAAAAGACCTGATGTCGGGCTTGTCTGCAGGCCGTTCGTTCCGGACTGATACCACGTATTTGTGTCCGGGCGGGGGTCACGGATGGCCTGGGGGTCCGAAATGGGGTAAAGGCCAAGTTGCAGTTGAGGGTGATCCTCACTCCAACACTGCGGACATGATTTGATTTGCGTCTGTTTCGTCTTTACAACCTCATTTTTCAACTTCTTGAGGTCAAAACGGAATCCGCAACGATCACAAAATCCGTAGCTTTTAGCCCCGTTTGCAAACCTGTTGGCCATGATCAGCTAATGAACATCTGCCGAGGTACGAACCGTACCGCAGCCTTCTCACGGTCTTCGCTCGATGCACGATCCCAGTCTTCGTCGTACTGCGCCTTCAGGATCTGGAGACGCTCCATGCCGCCCGGAAGCTTCATGGCGAGGTAGTACGCCAGCCCGGAGACCAAGCAGGGGATGAAGCGGAAGGGGATGTCCTGCGTGGCTTCACCGCCAGCACCCGCATCCTGGATACGCCGCAAGTACCAGTACACGAACTGATACACACCAGTCTGGTCAGGCGTGGGCCACACGGTGATGCTCGGGAGCGCCGTAGCACTCGGGGAGTAGCTGCTCGACGCCGGATACGTCGCACCGGAGTTCCGGTTGACCAGCACCTGGATCGGACGAGCCTGTTGCAGCTTGTTCGGGATGGACGAGTAGGTGCTGATGCTGATCCGCGTGATGGTCAGATCCACCTGAGTCGAGACGTTGCCCGCACCAGTCCTGATTACATGCTCAAGGAGATCGACAGTGTCGGACGGTAGGGTGTATGTGTTGACGCCTTGGGTCAAGGCTATGGTGCCTTGGTTAAACGTCCACATGTTAACGCCACGGTTGGCCCAGTCGCTAAAGAGGAGGTTAAGACTCCTTCTTGCGGTACGTAGGTCATAACCTGTGCGCAATTCAGCACCGCAGCGCTCAAAGGCTTCCTCGACCGCGTCGTTGAGGTCGAGGTTGAAGGTGGTGGTCCCTGATGTGGTCACGCTGATTTCCTTTTGCCCGAAGGACTCACCGGCCAAGACTGCCTAGCAGGGCCCGTTTTGCGCTCCACCATCGTCTTGCGCTGCGCGGAGGAGAGCTTCTTGGCAGCGGCAGCGGGGCGGCAAGCAGGGTACGCACGCGAGGACTTCTCTTCACCCGAGCGGCCACACGCCTTCCCGGTCTTCACATCGACCCACTTCTCACCGAACCACTTGCCGAGGCCCGCCTTAGCCACGCTTCACCCGGTTGTCTGCGCCGCCCCACGAACCGCCACGAGACTTGTACTCCTTCGCTGCCCAGGCGTTGGCGTAGGCGCTGGGGTACACATCAAACTTGGCCTTGGCTTCCGCCTTGACCTTGGACCACAGGGATGGGTTCTGGGGACGCGAGCGCGTCTCCCCGCCTTCGGCGTACAGATCCACCTTGTCACCATCCTTGCGGCGGATGACCTTGGGCTTCTTCAACTCCGGGCGGATGGCGCCCATGCCGCGTGAAGCCTTCATACGTACTTCGTCTTCTTGGTGCGAGTCTCGCACCCACCACCGCGCACAGAGCCGCCCTTGGCGTAGGCTTTCACCTTGCCGCCCTTCTTGAGCGCGGGTTCCCGCGCCATCTCTTCAGCGGCTTCGCGCTGCGCCTCCCGTAGCGAAGGCGACCCAGAACGGAACCGCCCCGTCTCTCGGACACGTCCCGTAGCCATCATGGGCTCGATAGGTCTCTCCGCTGCTTCTGCAACCCTCGCTCCGGCCCTCGCCCCAGCCACAGCACGCGGCAAGCCAGCACCCACAAACGCCGCACCTAGACCGCGCCCCGCAGGAACGCGTTCTGCCCCTTCAGCCATGCCTCGCATGAGCAGGCCAGGAATATCAGAGAGAGACGCACGAGGCCGCGCTGGCGTTTCTTTCTTGGATTCTGAGGCCGTATCCCGATTAGCGGCTGTCCTGCCTGCGGACGCACCGCGCCCAGAGCCTGCGGCTGCACGAGCACCAATCTCCCGACCCTGCTCTTCAGCGGTCTTGGTGGTGTAGGTCTTGCCTTGAAACTCGAAGGTGGCATCACCTGCCGAGCGAGCCTCCCTGAACGCATCCCCAAAGGTCTGGGGGCGGAGACGCCCACCACGACTGGCGGGTTCGGTGAACCGGGGATCCGTAGCCATGTCACACCATCCTTCCCTTGGTGTGGCCCTTGCTGACGCAGCCATCCGCCCGGGTCACGCCGCCCTTGGCATACTTCTTGGTCATGCCGCCCTTGGCCTTCTTCTTGGGCGGTAGCATGCCTTCCGGATCGATGTTCTTGGGGAAGTGCTTCTCCGCCGCATCGCTGGCCTTCTGCTTCGCCGCCGACTCCATCGCCATGCGCACTGCAGCCGGAATTGCCGG